AGTCCCTGCTCCCGCAGGAGCACTTGGAGCAGCTTGAGGCACTATCTTTCCTGTTGCTTGAAGCCACATATACAAATCTTGAACTCTTTTTTCAACATCTGGATATCCCATTTCTTCAAAGAGAGTAGCAGGGTCAATCATACCAGCACTCGCTAATTCCTTTGCATTATTCATTTTTGTAGTATCATCCGTTGGAAGTGTTGAACCTTTCTCAACCATAACTATTATGTCAGTAGGAATTTGATTTGGGTCAAGAGATATTTTCTCCTCATCTGGACCATTTAAAACAACAGCAATATCACTATAAACCTTTATCATATGCAAATAGGCGTTATACCACTCTTCTATTACCTGCTCCACATTTCTAACTATTAAATCCAAACGCCCATAATCAGAAGACATTAAGAGCTGGCGTCCGCCAAGTGTTTCTTGTTGCGCCCTCTCGCCTCTTGTTGTTGAGTGTATGCCTATAACATTGTCTATTTCTGATAGCAAGTGTGTTAAATCATTATACATTGAAGCATCTGGCTTTCCTGATTGCACCTGCGTTATAGAATTTGTTGGAGCTTTCCTATCAAGATAAACCAATAAATCTCCTGTCTTATCAACTAAATCCTGTGATTTCTTTTCGCTCATCGCTTCTCCTGAAACAACCCACACTCTTTTCTGTCCTTCATTCAAATCAAGTATCTGCTGTTCCAGTTTATTCACTCCGTCCTGTGCTGGTATGGCTACCTCAATTAAAGAAGTATTATCATAAAGAGAAGTATTATCTTGTAAGTTTAAAACATTTAAAAAGATGTAAGGAAATCTCTGCTGTTTAAATATATTATTATCTTTATTCTCGTAATCCCAGTTAGGATTCTTCATTTTATCAAGGATTATCTCGTTCATCTTCCAGCATACCCACTCCCCATTTCCACCCCAGAACTCAATATATTTTACTTTTGATTTCTGTGTTTTCTCTGTGCCAAATAAAGCTTCAATTTCTTTTTTCTTTGACGAAAACTTTTCTATTAGATTCTCAACCGAGTCCTCTAATTCTTCCCAAACATACTCGCAGTTTTCAATACTTGTTGCTCTCTTGTCAATTCCTATCTTTTTAGGTATAACATTTTCCGTAATAAATCCATTGTCTGCGTCCCAGCGATATTTTAAAACTCCAATTCTAAATAAAAACCAATGCCTGCAAATGCATTGGAGTTTCTGTTGCATTTTATATTTTATTTCATAAGCCAATTCCAAACCTCTCTGTATATTATTTTTTATATTATTATCAGCTTCTGAAATAATTGTCGGTGTCGGTGTATTAGAACTAAGTATTGGAATTGCTGTTTCAATATCTGTAAAAATTCTATTGACTATTGTTCTGGATTTCTTTTTATGATATTTGGTTGTATCAATATTTGTGCCTTTCTCCCAATATATTCTATTATTATCTCCTATTCTATCAATAATATCTTTTAATCCTCTTGATTCTGTAATAGCAGTATTGATAGCAGTAATTAAATCTTCATCTTTCGCATTATACTCAAGATTCTTTCTATAAGAAACAATAACATCTGAAACTTCTGTTTGTTGTTTTAAAATATCATCTGCCATAAAAATGCCTCGTTTTTTATTTAAAAATTATCTCTTTCACTTTTTTCTATTATACCTTGAATACTCGGAGCAACGCCAGAATACGGCTCGTTTTTTTCGCCAGTATAATCTTTTATTTCAGTTCCTGCTCCCTCAACCTTCTCTAATGCTAACATAGCATAAATTGTTGCAAAAGCAAAATGGTCATCACCAGCACTTTCCCACATATCTCTCTCTACTCCCATATTATCTTTCTCAACAATTTTATACAATGCCCCCCAGTGCTTTATAAAATCAAACAATTCTTCTGGAGAAATCTGTATCCTAATTTCCCTATTTACAAATCTATCAATAACGTGCTGTATCATTTTTGTCCTATCGCAGTATGAAGTGTGCGTCTTATAATCCCACGAAATATAATCTGATTTTCTGATTTCTCTTTTAAAATAGTTAAGCCATATCTTGCCGATGTATTTCTCTCTTAACTTTCTGGGAGCTGTGATATCAGGCATTGCATCTATTACTACAACTTCCATGTCATAAATTTTTATCAGCTCCTCAATCTCTTCCCACTTCTCCGTAATTCCCACCTTGAAAATTCCCTGTGTGTTCATTAAAACATAATGCTTTTTTATCCCTTGGTCTACTCCCATAACATTGTGGTTCTTCATATTGATGTTGGTCAAATCCACATTGCGCAGAATAACATCTTTATTGACCACAACATCTGAACCTATGTAAGGAAGTCCAAGGACGAAATTGTAAAAATACTGCTTTGTCTTTATTGCTTCCGAATTCTCTATCTCTTTGGCTGTTATCCAAGGGCATATCAAATGCGAAATCCAATAGCCAGAAACATCTCTATCGTTGTATTTCTTTATCCACTTGCCGTTTCTTCTTGTATCATCTGAAATTATCTTTCCGCACTTTTGGCAAACAAATTGTCCTGCTTTTATATTCTTCCAGTAATCAAGGTATTGCCATAGGTTGCAATGTTCGCACTTTATAAACCAATGCTTCTGGTCTGATGTCTCCCATACACGCTGTGATAAAGTATGCGGACTGCTTGGGTTTGAAAAATACCAGCGCCCTTTATAACTGCTTGCTTCAAGACGGGACTCATATTGCTCAAGTATTGTCTGGTCGCTCCTATCACACTCATCGTGGACGTTTAAGTCCGATGAAAACATTATACCCACGCCCGATTCCATTTTCTCTCTCTCGTTCTTTTTTGAGAAAGTGCCTCTGTAATAAATAAATCCATCTCCCACTTTCTTTTGTAATATGGTGTCTTTATCTTTTGTCCAGCTCTGCAAGTTCTCATTGTTAGAGATAAAAGCATTTACTTTTGAAGGCACGAATTGTCCTACATCACCAAAGGTTGGGAGCGTATAAATAACATTGTATTTCCTGCGTTTAACCAATCTAAATGTCTTTAAAATAACAGCAGTTGAAAAGCCAATCTGCGATGCTTTCCTGATAACTTGTATGGGAGTAAAATCATCATAGACATCTATCAAAAACTTGTGATTTCTAAACTCCAAAGGATTTCCTTTCTCATTTCTTATATTGCTGTCCTTAATCCACAAGGAGCAAGCTCTATCCCAAATTTTTTCTGAGTCCATAGTTTATTGATTAGCTTCAAAGAATGATTGAGCAAATCCTGCTGGAGTTATCGCGCGCCTTTCTTGCCTTGTTAATTTCCCAAATACTTCAGGATGTATTTCTCTACTTGCCAACATATCAAACTTTTTCATTTTCTCTGGATTTAAAGAATGATACGGAGCATCTACTAATATCTTTCCAACTTTCTTTTTTGGTTCATTAAACCAACCCCATAAATTAGTTGCTTTTTTATATCCATCTCCAAACTCATAAGGATTAAATTCAAATGCTGGTTTTCCTAAAAAGTATTTCAACATTCCATTTGGATTTTCCAATGCCCAAAATTTTAATGGCAATGTTTTCTTTTTCGTATCTTGTTGTATTTCCATTGCCGACCATATTATATTAAGACACGCTCTCACTATTTCCATACCCTCTTTTAAATCTCTTAGTTTATTCGCTTTTGTCCTTGCCAATGAAAACATAGTGCAAGGAGGTGCAGCAAGTATTCCATATATCTCATCTCCGTCTAATAGATGAAAATCCCTGACATCGTATTTTGGCAATGTTATGTTGTAAACTTCATATCCAGCATCTCTGTATGGCTTGCTCCACGCTCCTGTGCCACCACACAAATCAAGAATTATCTTACTCATACTTTTTTCTGCCCGTATTTATTAAAATCATATCCGAACTCTTTAACAAACTCCCTGCGATTGAACTTTGGTTGCAAGATAAGCCGAGCATTGCTATCCCTATATCTCCTCTCGTCTATCTTTCCATTGACCCTATTATAAATCTGTTTATCCCCACACTTTGTGCAAACTTCAACCAAAACTTCACTATTGTCCGTCAATGTCTTGTAAGCGTGTAAGCCGTAGTTTTTACATATTGACTGTTCTGGTATTGTCATCTCCCTGTTTTTTATATGATATGCTTTTAAGTTCTAACTTCGGTTCTGTATTTGGAAACCACATATCCAATCCCTTTTTAAGACAAGCAGGACAAAAGTCATATCCCTTTAAATTCAAATCGGAAGTCATACCTTTTTCTCCCAAAATAAAATCCTTTTTAAAATACTGGAGAGTTCCACTGCCCTCTTTTGTTGTGATTTCTTTTTGACAAACATCGCAATAAGGTTTCATCATAATTGATTTGTTATCTCCTCCGTTAATTTTTTAGATACCATTGAAACATCATCTTCTGGCTCTTTCCACTCAACTACATCACCTTTCACAGGTGCGACCTTTCTTAAAATCCTATTCTGTTCTTCTTCTGGAATTCTTTTAAAACCAAGAAAGATTAAAGCTCCCAGCTCAATAGCAATTATAATAAGCAAAACAATAATCATAACTTATTTTTTCTCCAACGGATAAACTCGTCAAACTCCTCGTCCATTTTCTTATCCCAGTCAACATCACCCTGTCCTGTATTCTCAAACCCTTTCCTATCGCTTACAAGACCTAACTCATTCTGCATACGCTCATATATTCCCTTAATCATACCTGTCTCTTTATACATATTGAAAAACTCCGTTTCACCCTCAGTTAATATCTGCCCTGCATTCTTTTTGCCGTAGATAAAAATGTAGGAAGAATCTAACTCAAACAGAAGCCTCTTGTTTTCAAGCAACCTTGCAATAGGAATTTTCATCTTCTCCATTAACTCTCTATCTGCTTGGTCTTGTATTTTCTTTTGCCTTTCAATCAACCATTTCTTCCTTTCTTCTCCCCAGCCAGAAATCTTTTCCGTCATATTACCATCCAATTTTTCTCCTTGTGGTATGCCCAATGCCTGCTTTATAAAAGTAGAAGCTCCCTCTATCTCCGAATTAAAATAATCACTTTTTAATTGTATCCAAGGATAAATTTTCTCTGGCATTTTTTTTCTTGCATTTAGAACATATCTTGTTATTTCTTATAGCAGTTCTAAATAACCTTAAACAATAATTGCACAAATTTTTAAAC